CTATTTTATTTTTTCGATTTCATCTTTCAACCACTCAAATTCTCTTTGGGTGTAAACCTTTTCAGTGATGTCAGAAATCTTGTGACCGACCATATATTTGATTGCATACTCGTCGACGCCGTACTTCTTAGCCATTGTTACAAAATGTTTGCAACCATCATGCGGTCTATGCTCGGGGTTCAAATTCAATTCGTCTCGAATCATACAGAATCCTTTTTGGTATCGAGCATAAGTAAGTGCAGTGTTTTTGCTACGAGCATTCGGATTAACATAGTTGAGCAGATACAGACTTCCAAGTTCCTGAGCCTCTTTATATTTTCGCTCAACCAAATGACGAATCTTCGAGTGAATTGGAACGACACGATCGGTACCAGCATCAGTTTTGATACCGCCTCGAAAAGTCCAGTTTTCCAAATCTACATTTTTTAGTTCAAGCAAACCAAGTTCTTGGGGTCGCCAACCAGAATAGCACTGAATGAGCAGGACATCTACAAGCATTTTATCATCAGCGTGTTTCCAAAGCAAGTCCATCTCTTCGTCCGTAAAAGGAATATGCTCGTTCTTAACTGTGACGATTTCTTTGATTGTTTCCTCACTGAGGTTAAAAGTTCGCGAATAGTTCCGGTCAACAAGCTCATACTCCAAGGCATAATCCAACATCAAGTTAAACAAAGACTTAATCTGGTTCTTCATGGATGCACTTGGTGTCTTCTCTTTGCCTCGAACCTTCGATATGCCTTCGTCCATACAACCTTTTACATGACGAGCGCGGACATCTTTGACTCGCATATCATATACGGCCGAGCAATACCCCCATGCTGAAGCTACCGAACGAGTGCTTTTAACTGTCTTCTCGTATTCGGCAAGCCATTTCTCGTAAAGCTCTTTCATAGTGATAGACGGTTCAAGGTCGTAAGGGTTCTTATTGTACTCGACGAGAGCAGCATATGCGTCGTTGTATGTTGGAAAATAGGACTCCGGTTTAAGAGGCTTGCAGATAGGTCGTCCGTTCGAATCCTTTCCAACACTTATCATAGCTCGAAATGGATTGCGGAGATTCCGATTTTTGATCTCACTAATCTGCCCGAAACCGTTTGGCAGTCTACGACGTTTGTTGTTCTTATTTCGAGGTTTTCTTGGCTTTATATTTGGCTGCAATGGAAACCCACAGTGAGGACAAGAAACTGCTTTGTCGCTTACTTGTAATTCGCATTCAGGACATTTTATCAGCATTATTATCACCTTCCCCATTGATTTGCTATTAGTAATCATATATCATAAGTGTAGGAATGTCAACTCCTACATTCCAACTTTTCTTATTAGTTTAGGGAGAAATGAGATATGATTAGTGATAACCAATCAATTTGCCCCAAATGTGGAGGGCAGCTTAAATACTACGATCATGTTCAAAGATTGGTACGGACGAAATTCGGCAGCAAAAAATGGGTAGCTATCAGAAGACTTCGGTGCTGTAAATGCCATGCAGTTCATCGAGAGCTTCCTGACTTTATATTTCCGTATAAACAGTATGAATCGGACATTATTATCGGCGTTCTTGAAGGTCTTATTACTTGTGAGACTTTAGGGTTTGAAGATTATCCTTGCGAAATGACAATGATTCGTTGACGCTTGTTTCCACCGAGGTTGTTTTTACTAACAGCCGTTCCTAACCTAAAATAGCGATTGAAAGGAGGCAAACGCCAATGGAAGAAATTATATTTGCATCGGGATCTGTCCCGGTGGCAGTTGCAGCACGAGTCTATGGGAAAGACGCATCCTGGATTCGAGCCGGCATCGTATCTGGGTGGCTACCGATCGGAAAAGCTACTCGGAGTGGGAAGCTCGTTACGAATTTAGAGGAAATGAACTCTAAGTACGGACGCATCAACTTTTATATTTCGCCTAAGCTCCTCTGGCAGGAGACCGGCTATATATGGAGGGGTGAACGCGCATGAGTACATTGATACGACCAGAACTTTCCGAGACTAATCGTTACTGGATCGAGAAACACCGCTATTACGAATTGAAGCATTTCTGCTTGCAATACCCGTTGTGGCGTCATGCGTACAATTCGTTGATAGACTATCCGGGTTCATGGCCTCAATTAGTGCCGCCCTGCAAAACGAATGTTGTTAGTGATCCCGTTACCAAGCACATTGATGAGAGGCTGTACTATGCCGATCGCATGAAGATGGTGGAACAGGTTGCAAAAGAAACGGACGAAGAGCTTTCATGTTATATTTTGGAAGCTATAACGGAGGGTATTTCATACGACCATTTGAAAGCCAGAACCGGCATCCCATGTTGCAAGGATGTTTATTACGACTTGTACAGACGGTTTTTCTGGCTACTTAGTAAGGAGAGACAGTAATGAAGATTGTAGATATTGCAGTGAAAAAAGTCTATCGCTTCAACTGCCCGAATTGCCAGAGCAGGCTTGAAGCCGACAGCAGTGAGCTGACAGACATCGGAGGTAAAGTAAGCAAGTTCTATTGCCCCGTATGCCGTAAAGACCGATATATAACCTGGTCTGACTTACGGAAGAAGATCGTCTACGAGGGTTCGCAAGAATAACAGTGTCCTTTATGGAGAAGTGAGAGCTGATGCACTATAGCATTGGCTCTTTCTTTTTTTCTAACTTAGATTAAAACCCGGATGGAGGTGACAGGTATATGTGTTAAATTAGTATCTGGAAAAATCCCCGGGTTGAAATTTTTGAAAAACAATTTGAAAGGAGATCACCGTGGAAGTTGTCTATGTAGTTGTCGGAATTATGATTGGGTTTGTCGTCTCATCTATCATTCGCCGAAAACATCCAGTTGGTTTTCTGCGTATTGACAAGTCTGATCCGGACGGACCCTATCTTTTTCTTGAACTGAAAAAGAGCGTTAATGAAATTATAGCTCAAAAAACTATCCTATTGGAAGTGAAGCGTGAAGACTTTATTCCGCACAAATAACACTTCCTTTTATGGAACCCTATTAAAACGAAAGGAGAAACGAATATGGGTGAAGAAAACAGAAGTTTGTTGGAAGAGGAGATCAAAGCCGAAATTAAGCGCTTGGGATCTCTCGAATCTGGAAGCCAGGAGCATACCACGGCAGTGGATAGCTTGACGAAGCTGTACAAACTGAAGCTCGAAGAGGATAAGAATACCTATGAGCGTCTGGACAAGATCGAGAATCGTGAAATCGATCAGGAGTCCAAGACGGCTCAAATGGCAGAGTCTGTCAAAGATCGATACTTCAGATTTGGTATGGCTGCCGCTGAGCTGGTGCTGCCGTTGATGTTCTACGGCGTTTGGATGAGACGAGGTTTCAAGTTCGAACAGGACGGAACTTTCACCTCCCAGACATTCAGAGGTTTATTCAGTCGATTCAGACCGACTAAGAAATAAACCGGTTCCAAAAGCGGAGAGTTCGTGTATGCAACACGTTCTCTTCGTTTTTCTCCTGCTCGAAATTTACAAGGGCTATTGTGAGAGATGTAAAAGTGCTTTTTATCTCTTGATAAAATACTGATGGCCGCTATACTTAATAGTGCCACACAATATCAAGGAGGTAATTTGCAATGAGCTTTTTTAACGACGCGCAGAGAGACGGTTTACTTACTGGACGGTATATTGGCAGTGAATGCGGAGGACTTATGGAATTTGAAGACGAGTGGGAAGATACTTTAGTATGTCCTGCTTGCGGTCACTCCGTCGATTTAGAGCATTATGGTATGGAGAACGATGAAGAATATGATGCTCTATATCCGACCAGAGATCAAATCTGCGACGACTAATTAAGACTATTAGCAAAGGGGAAGGAGTCCTGACGAGGGCTCTTTCTCTTTTCTTTTTATAGGTGATGGATATGCGATACCACTTTGACAAACCGGAAATTTACTTGTCCTTGTATGGCGAGCGTTATATTTGCGAGCATCCGGTTTACAATAGCTGCACTCTCTACAGAATTGAGAAAAGAGGTTTAGCAGTAATTCAGCAACGATTTGACTCCGAGACGAAAAGTACATGGTGGAGCGAAGTTGACCCTTGGATTACTGACGCTTTATATTTGCACCCTGATTTTCGAGAATACTTTGAAATGAGGGCTGGGGCTTGTACGGACGGACTATACCCTACTGTAACGGTTCGCCAAATTATGTGGGCATTAAAAATGAAACCAATTCAGAAAGAACGATGGGAAACCGTATTCGATAGACGGGATATCTAAGCGCAAAAAACGCATCTCCCTTTATGAAAAGCCATTGAATTTTGAAGGGAGACATGGATTATGAAAACACTAAAGAACAAGCTATATGCTGTAGTATTACTTATTTGTGGGTACTTACCGGTACTTATCGACAAAGATGCAACAGCATTAGTATTCTTTGCGTTTATCGCAATACCGTTGTTCTTTGCAAAAGAAAACTGGATTTATTGAGGATTGAGCCGCTAACAACGGCTCTTTTCTTTTCGCCAAAATTACAACTCCTATTATGGAAAACGATGCTATTCGAAAGGAGTAAAAGGAGCATGGACGAAATGAAAATTGGTTCTAAATTCACTACGAGCATTATCTCGAAATTGGCGAGTTTGGCAATCCGAAAGAAATTTGGTTATGATGTAAAACTGAATTTGAATGAGGTAAAAGCCACAGTCGTTGACGGAAAGACGCATGTTCATCTGGATATAGATGCCGATCTTGAGAAAGATGAACTTACTAAAATCCTGAAAAGTATTGGTTTGTAAAATCTGAAAGGAGCTGCTAACAACGGCTCTTTTCTTTTGCCGCGCGAAATTTACAAGTCTTATTATGAGAGACGGGTTAGCTCAGTTGGTAGAGCGCCACACTTCCGTGGAGGTCGTCGGTTCGAATCCGATACAGTCTCTCTTGCTTTTTATTTTCGCATGAAAGGAGAAAAGACATGAGCATCGATCAGCTTGATTTAATCTTGTATGACATGTACCGCATGGACGCTTGGCTGCCGCCTTTGTTTGGTAAATGGGCTGAAGATTATAAAAAAGCGAGTTACTCACAATGGGCTGTCGACGAGCTCAGAGATTTTATCGCCGAACAGATTTACCCTCGAAAAGAAGGGTCTATTGATGAATTCTGTAAGCTCACGCACGAATTCATGATGAAGACAGCTAAGTATGCGAGGGTGAATCCAAACACAAGTCTTATGTTCCGATCTGCCAGTGAAATGGCAGCTAACATTTTAGACCTTCTAAGGGCTATGGAATAACAAAAACATGAAAGGAGAAAAGACATGAGCAAAAACCAAGCAATTCAAAAGTTGCTGCATAAGTCAGGGCTTTGCATCAGGAAATACTCGCCTGTTGCTTTGTCTTTTGTAGCATCAGCCGGCGTTGTGGTTACTGCAATCGCCGCAGCCAAAGCGACCCCACGAGCAGTAGCGTTAGTTTATGCAGACACCAAGAAAGAGGCGTTCATCGCTGCATGGAAATGTTATATTCCGGCAGTAGCATTTGGAGCTTCTACTATCGCTTGCATTATGGGTGCCAATGCCCTAAACCGACGCCAACAGGCAGCACTAACAAGTGCGTATGCGCTCGTCCAAAGTTCTTATAAGGAGTATAAAGATAAGCTGAAAGAACTCTATGGCGAAGAAGCTCATAATGCCATCATAGATTCTATCGCCAAAGAAAAGTGCAAGGACATCAGCATATCTGCGAATGGAGGTTGGTACGATTCTTCCCTCGATTTTGGTGAAGGCATGGAACCAGAAGTCTCCCGCACTTTTTACGATAGCTTTTCGCAGAGATATTTTGAGTCAACCATCGAAAAGGTCATTCAGGCTGAGTACCATCTGAACCGCAATTTCATGTTCGCAGGGGTCATCCCACTTAACGACTTTTATGAGTTTCTTGGACTTGAAAAGACGGAACTCGGAGACGCTGTTGGATGGTCAAACTGTAATGGTGATATTTATTGGATCGACTTTAATCATCACCGACTCACTTTGGATGACGGCATGGAGATCTATGTCATCGACATGGTTTTTGAGCCGACAGCCGAGTGGATGGAAGATCTATAAGTTCGCAAAAAATACATTTCACTTTATGAAAACGAAAAGGAGGTTTCGCTTTATGAATAATGCAAAATTAGTTAAAATCCTGGGTCTTGTCGCTACCGCAGTAGGTATGGGGGCTACGCTCCTCACTGACTGGGTGAACGAGAAGAAGATGGAAGAAAAAATTGATGAATGCATCAATGAGAAGCTTGCCGCACTTAGCGATGAAGAAGATGAGGAGGAGTCCTAACAAGGGCTCTTCTTTATTCGAACGATATGTGTGATACAAGCACGGCTGTTTCAATTATTCAACGATATGTTGATGAACATCTGTTCAGCCCATCCTTCACATGGCCAAAGTATGAATTCAGAAAAAGGTCATATCAGCAATGGGCTGCATATGAAATCTGTGATCGAATCATGGACAAGCCTTTCGACGATCCAATCACCATCATCGAAAACTTCATGTTCGAGATGGCTATGTATGCTTGTTACGGCGAGGATGAGCAGCGTAGCTTTATATTTCAGAATGCGGTCGAAACAGCTGAAGAATTAAGTCTACTATTTGTTTAACCGAAAGGAGAAAATCATGCCTAAACAAAGTTTAGCAAGCATTGCCAAGAGTGTACGGACGGCAATGAAAAAACATAGTCCTGAAATTCTCACCGGTATTGGAATTGCCGGCATGATTACCACCACTGTTATGGCGGTAAAAGCAACACCAAAAGCCCTGATTCTGCTTGAAGAAAAAAAAGATGAGCTGGATACGGACAGACTTGAGCCGAAGGATATCATCAAGACGGCTTGGCCTTGTTATATTCCGGCAGCCGTTGTAGGCTCCATCTCGGTCTTCTGCCTAATTGGAGCAAGCTCGACTAATCTTCGTCGGAATGCTGCTCTGGCAACTGCGTATACCCTTTCAGAGTCTACTTTGAAGGAGTATCAGGAAAAAGTCGTTGAGACAATTGGTGAGAAAAAGGAACAGTCCATTCGAGACTCTGTGTCGAAAGACAAGATGGTTAAGAACCCTGTTCGAGAAGTGATTCTCACTGAAAGCGGCGGCAACACGATCTGCTATGATGTCTTGTCCGGACGATATTTCAAGTCTGACAGAGACAAAATCACCCGGGTCATGAATGAACTGAATCGTCAGATGCGTGACGAAATGTATGTCACGCTGAACGATTTCTACTACGAACTCGGTTTGGATGGAACTAAGATGGGCGATATACTCGGATGGAACATCGATAAGGGTTACATTGACCTTGCATTCTCATCGCAGCTGGATGCAAACGGTACCCCCTGCCTGGTGATTGATTATCAGGTTGCTCCGGTTTATGACTACCAGTAAGCTACCGCGCGAAATTTACAACTTATTCAATGGAAGAACATTCCACAATTTCACACATTTGAAAGGAGATTTCACAATGAACAACAATGAGATCATGAACAACGAGGTCGTTGAAGCTACCGAAGAGGTTATCGAGAACGCTGGCTTGAGCAAGGGCGTAAAGATTGCTGCTGGTATCGGCTTGAGCGTAGTTGTAGGCGTGGTCGTCTACAAGTATGTAGCAAAGCCGGTAATTGCAAACATCAAAGCCCAGATCGAGCAGAAGAAGATGGCTGCTGAGGAGAAGACGGTTATCTTGGAAGAATCCGATGTTGTCACTGAAGACAACTGAAAATGCGAATTTGAGAAGTTCGGATAAGGGAGAGTACCTGTAACAAGGTGCTTTCCCTTTTTCTTTATCTCTCGAAAGGAGGAAAAAATATGCAGCAGTATCAATATGACGGTCCTGTTATGCGATTCGATGATTGCGTTCAGCATCGTTGGAAGGCAACTACTGTTGCTCCGACGGAAGCGAAAGCGAAGAGCAATCTCGCCTATCGATATAAAAAAGAAAACGGCTTGATGCCGAACACAAAAATTACTCTGCCCGGTAAGCTGATTCCGGCATAAGAAAGGAGATCACCCAGTGGAAGATTACAAATCTAATTCTGATAAGGCTCGTCAGGAGCAACAGTCAGAAAAGAAAGTCGAGGCGGTTATTACCGGGGCTGCAAAAACTCGAAAAAAAGGCGAGATGCAAAAATTCGCAGATGTCTTTATTGCAGAAGATGCAAACAATGTCAAATCTTATATTTTGATGGAGGTCATTGTGCCTGCTGTCAAGAAAGCGATTTCTGACATTGTCACTACCGGTATTGACATGATTCTGTACGGCGAGGCAGGTCGCAGCAAGAAAAACGGAACGGCATCTAAGGTGTCTTATCGGAACTACTACGATCAAGGCACAGACAGAGTGCGTGCAGGTTCCGTCGGCAATAGACGCAATACACCTGACTATGATGATATTCTCTTCGATACTCGTGGAGATGCAGAAGCGGTTCTCGATGCAATGAACGATATTATCAGTCAGTACGGAACGGTGAGCGTGTCCGATTTCTATGATCTCGCTCGTGTTCCCAATGATAATTTCACTATGAACCGCTACGGTTGGACAAACATTGGCGGTGCAACTGCGGTACGAGTTCGAGATGGTTATATTCTGAAACTGCCTCGTGCTATCCCGCTGAATTGAAAGGAGAAAAATAATGCTTGAATGCAAAATTTGTGGCACTAAATTCGATGCCATTATCGAGAGACATTATATTGCTCGTGATAACGGAAAGACTGGTTTGGCAGTTACCTTTGGCTCTACTGCCGAAGAAAGTTTATATGACACATTTGATTGCCCGATGTGCGGCTGTCAGGTAATTGCTAAGGAGCGTAAGCGTGACTATATTCCGTTTATTTCTACAGATGAGGAGGATGCAGATGATGACCAGATCTGAGACTCTCGATAAAGCAAAGGCTTGCGTATGTGGGCAGAGAGAGAACGAATACGGCTCTCCGGAAGATAACTTCACTGCTATTGCAGGCTTCTGGAGCGTCTATAAAGGCGTTGAATTTACCGCAAATGATGTTGCCATGATGATGGCGCTTCTTAAGATCGCACGAATCAGGACAGGAACGGCTACGGACGACAGCTATGTCGATTTGGCTGGATACGCTGCCTGTGGTGCTGAAATCAACTCTAAAAACTGAAAAGGAGAATAGCAAACCATGAAAAATAAAACTGAAATTATGAAGAGCGTGAACGGCGTGGCTTCCAAGGCCGTTATGAAGCTCAAGAAGCACAGCCCCGAGATTCTCGTTGTGGCTGGTATTGCCGGTACGGTCGTAAGTGCCGTTCTCGCTTGCAAGGCCACCACTAAGGTAGCTGAGATTCTCGATGAAACTAAGGGTACTCTCGATACCATCCATGATGGAATGGAGACCGGTGCAATCAATGGTCATGAGTATACGAACGAGGATGGCAAGAAGGACACGGTTGAGGTCTATGCTCAGACCGGAATGAAGCTCGCAAAGCTTTATGGTCCTGCCATTATTCTTGGCACTCTGTCCATCACCAGTATTCTGGCATCTAACAATATTCTGCGTAAACGCAATGTGGCTCTTGGTGCTGCTTATGCTGCAATCGATAAGAGCTTCAAGGAGTATCGTGGTCGAGTTATCGAGCGTTTCGGCGAGCAGGTCGATACCGAACTCAAGTATGGTATTAAGGCAAAGAAGTTCGAGGAAATCGAAGTTGATCCCGAGACCGGAAAGGAGAAGAAGGTCAAGAAGACTGTGATGGTCGCCGACCCTAATCTCCAGAGCGATTATGCTGTATATTTCGACAGTAAGAGCCGCAACTACGAAACCAATCCCGATTACAACCGCATGTTCCTTAAGGCACAGCAGGCATTTGCAAATGACAAGCTTCAGACCCGTGGTCACCTCTTCCTGAATGAGGTTCTGGACGATCTTGATCTTCCTCGTACCCCTGCTGGTCAGATTGTCGGTTGGACAAAGGATGGTCCGGACGGCTACGTTAATTTCCGAATCGTTGAGGTAGAGCGTGAGACCGAGGATGGTCGTCATGAGCCGGCGCTTCTTCTCGATTTCAATGTTGAGGGCAACATCTGGGAAAAGATGTAATCAATCACCTTCAGACCTGGACTTGGGGTGATATTTTTAATGTAAAGGAGTTTTAACAATGCGCATCAAACCACGAGCGATAGCCACCGTTCTCTGCATGATATTCTTTGTTGGTTTTGCAGTATGCGGCGTGGTTCGCTCTACAGATAAAGAAACATTGGAGATTAAGCAATCTTATCCGGTTCTTGCGGAGGCAGAGCCGATGATTATGGCTGATCTTCTGATGGAATCTCCTGACTTAACGCCTGAGGTTGAGAAAGAGCCAGACTACCCTCTTACACAAGAGGAAATCGACCTCATAGCACTCGTAACCATGGGTGAAGCTGAAGGAGAAACAGAACTGGGAAAACGCTTAGTCATTGATACAATTCTTAACCGTATTGACCATACATCTTTCCCGGATACTGTGTACGATGTTGTTTATCAACCCAATCAGTTCAGCGTAATGTGGAACAGCAGGATTGACCGTTGTTATGTCATGCCTGAGATTGTTGAGTTGGTAAAGGAAGAACTTTTGGAACGGACAAATTACGATTGTGTGTTCTTCATGGCCGGAGGATACAGCAAGTATGGTGAGCCTTTGTTTCAGGAGTGTTGTCACTACTTTTCGAGTTATGACTGAAAGGAGAACATAAAATGAAAGCTTTGTTTTCGTACATTCTTTCCACTATGGCAGGGCTTTGTCTCGTAGGAGGCATTGCTGTTCTCTCTGGTGGAAAGGAGTAAATGATGGATATTTTGGATGATTTCATCTCAACCGTCGACGCCATGCTGGACAGTCGGCGGAAAAGACACATTACTGGCGGGATTCTCCTGAGTGCAGCATTGCTGTTCGGAGGTCTCGCCATTACTGTTGTCACAATTCAAACTGACGAGGAGGAATACGAAGATGAGTAAAACCGGTTTTGCCATGTTCTTAGCTGGGGCTACAGTAGGCGCCGCAGCGACATGGCTTTGTCTTAGACGGTATTACGAGCAGATCACGCAGGAAGAGATTGATTCTGTGAAGGCAGCATTTGCCGAAAGAAAGCCCGTAATCGCTAATATTGCCAAGAACGAAAAGAGCAATGAAAAGCAGGAGGAGAATCAGCATAAGGCAGATATTGCCAAGCTGAAACCCGACCTGGTGAACTATGCAGCTAAGCTCCAGGAAGAGGGTTATACCAATTACACGGAGCATAGCAAGAAAAATACTGAAGAAAAAAAGGATGAGCCTATGCCCAATGAACCTTATGTCATCTCTCCGGACGACTACGGTGAGAATGACAATTACACGCAGATCAGTCTGGTCTATTATGCTGGTGACGGAGTCCTTGCCGACGATGAAGATGAAGTCGTCGAGGATATTGAGGACACTGTTGGCGAGGACTTTGCTGAACATTTCGGAGAGTATGAGGACGATTCGGTCTTTATTCGTAACGACCGTCTGAGATGCGATTATGAAATTCTCAGAGACAATCGCTCTTTCTCCGATGTGGCTGAAGGCTCCAACTACTAATAGGAGGATCGAATGACTGAAATTGAGCTGAACAATGAATATTTTGAGTGGATGTGTCAGCTCGTATGTAACGAACGATATAGCCGGAGGCTGTCTTATCAGAAGCTTCTTCGTCATCTGCATAATATTGATTTTCAATATATGCTGCCGATGGACGGAAATCGAGCAGAAGATGGGATAGACCTCCGGTATCGTTTTGGTTATGAAAAAGAATACGAGGGTCTTATGATTGCCAGTTATCTGGATAACCGCCCTTGCAGTGTATTGGAGATGCTTATTGCCTTAGCGTTTCGTTGCGAAGAACATATTATGACCGACCCGGATATCGGTAACCGCATGGGACAGTGGTTCTGGAACATGATTGTCAGTCTGGGTTTAGGGTCGATGAGTGATTCTCGATTTGATGCGGCGTATACGGACGATGTAATATCTCGATTTATGAACCGCAAATACAAGCGAAATGGCGAAGGCGGTTTGTTTACCGTCGAACGCTGCAAGTATGACATGAGAACTGTTGAAATCTGGTGGCAGATGAATTGGTATTTGGACAGCATCCTATGAAGGAGAATTATCATGATTCATACGCAAGTGTACGGGTTTTTTCAGACATGCTTACCCGACCAGGCAAAGGAGGTAAAAGAATACTTCCCAAATGGTAAAAACAGCATTCGAATTCGCAAAACCAACGGACAGGAATTTATATTTTCGTTGAGAGAGCCGAAGGCTTGGAAGTTTGAAACGATCGATCAATTTCTTGTCGACATGAAAGGAGAAAAGAAACATGGATGAAGTGATTCGTTATATTTTCGGAAGTCTTCGCTGCTCCGAAACTGCGATGCGTGTGTTTGCTAAGACACTCAGAAAACAGAGGTCTTTCAATCGCAGCACCGTCATGGTCGCCACGGTTATGACTGTGCACATGCTTATCCAGGACTTGGAGATTCGCAGTATGCGTGACGAGATCGGGAACCTTAAAAACGAAATTAAGGAGCTTAGAAAAACGGAAGGAGACTAAAGAACTTCGATGATCGACTTTTTAATGATTTCGACCCGTAGTACGAAGCGTGGTGTAATAGAAATCTATCCGAAGTTTATCATTAAGAAAAGCTCCGACCTGATGATTAGAGGCGGTGACTTCTATGCCATTTGGTTAGAAGACCGAGGTTTATGGTCTACGGATGAGCAAGATGCGCTCCAGCTTATTGACCGGGAACTTGACAAGTATGCAGAGGAAAACCGCAAAAACTTTGATTCAAGTATTAAAGTTCTGCACATGTGGGATTCCGAATCCGGAATGATCGATTCGTGGCACAAATACTGTCAAAAGCAGATGCGAGACTCTTTCCACATGCTTGATGAGAAACTTATATTCTCCAATACTCCGACAAACAAAAAAGACTATGCAAGTAAGCGGCTGAACTATCCTCTTGAGGAAGGGACCACGGATGCATGGAATAAGTTGATGTCCACAATTTACTCTGAAGAAGAGCGAACGAAAATTGAATGGGCTATTGGTTCTATTGTCTGTGGAGAGTCGAAGAAATTGCAGAAATTTATGGTTCTGTACGGTGCAGCAGGTACGGGTAAATCTACGGTTCTGAATATTATTCAGCAGCTCTTTGAGGGATATTACTCGGTCTTTGACGCTAAGGCACTGGGTTCATCCAGTAACTCCTTTGCATTGGAGGCATTCAAGACGAATCCGCTTGTGGCGATTCAGCATGATGGTGATCTGTCTCGTATTGAGGATAACACTCGACTGAATAGTTTGGTTTCTCACGAGCTGATGACAGTAAATGAAAAGTTCAAATCGACCTACGCAAACCGCTTCAAGTGCTTCCTGTTCATGGGCACCAATAAACCGGTCAAGATTACGGACGCAAAGTCAGGTCTTATCAGACGATTGATCGATGTGTCCCCTTCCGGAAATAAATTAAGTCCCAAGGAATACAAGGCGGTGACAAAGCAGATCGAATTTGAACTCGGTGCAATTGCTTATCATTGCCAGGAAGTCTATCTGGAGAATCCGGGCAGATATGATGATTATATTCCCGTGACGATGCTCGGTGCATCTAATGATTTCTATAACTTCATTATTGATTCTTACCATGTCTTCAAGAAAGAAGACGGGACAACTCTCAAAGCCTCATGGGAGATGTATAAAACCTATTGCGATGAGGCAAAAGTTACATTCCCGTTCTCTCAGAGGATATTTAAGGAGGAACTGAAAAACTACTTCCGGGATTACAAGGAGAGATTCAATCTTGATGACGGAACTCGTGTGCGAAGCTATTACATTGGCTTTCGAACCGAAAAATTCGAGGATAAGGCACTTACCGAGCAAGACGAGCCTGAGCATAAACAGATCGAATTCTTAAAACAGAAATCGGTCTTCGATAGAGAATGCGCAGATTGTCCTGCTCAGTATGCTTCGGCTAAAGAGACACCAACTTCCAAATGGGATGAAGTTTCAACTAAGCTAAGCGACTTGACTACATCAAGATTGCATTATGTGAAAGTCCCGGAGAACCACATTGTTATCGACTTTGATATTCAGGATAAGGACGGCAATAAGTCGTATGAACTGAATCTCAAAGAAGCGAGTAAATGGCCGCCGACCTATGCTGAACTCAGCAAAAGCGGTCAGGGCATCCACCTTCATTATATTTATGCCGGTGATGTCAGCAAGCTCAGCCGAGTGTACGACGATCATATTGAAGTGAAGGTCTTCACCGGTAAAAGCTCGCTGCGCAGAAAGCTGACAAAGTGTAATGATCTGCCTATCGCAACGATCAACTCGGGTTTACCACTGAAAGGAGAAAAACAAGTGATAAATTTTGAAGGAGTGAAGAGCGAGAAAGGGCTTAGAACGCAAATCAAGCGAAATCTGAACAAGGAGTACCATCCAGCAACAAAGCCCAGTATCGACTTCATTTACAAAATTCTTGAGGATGCTTATGCAAGCGGACTCAATTATGATGTGACTGATATGCGCAATGCTGTCTTGGCATTTGCGGCGAGCAGCACACATCAAGCGGATTACTGTATCAAGTTAGTAAACAAGATGCAGTTTAAGTCCGCAGACCAGTCAGCAGGAGCAAAAAATGATGATGCCAAGCTCGTGTTTTACGATGTTGAGGTGTTTCCGAACCTGTTTCTGGTGAACTGGAAAATTGAGGGTGAAGGTAAGCCGGTGGTTCGTATGATTAACCCCACCCCGACTGAGATCGAGGAACTGATGCGATTCCGTCTGGTTGGCTTCAACTGCCGTCGGTACGATAATCATATTCTCTATGCCCGGTTGATGGGGTATACAAACGAACAACTTTATAATCTCTCAACAAAGATCATCAATGGCAGCGCAAATTGCTTCTTTGGCGAAGCCTATAATGTGTCCTATACGGATGTGTATGACTTTTCCAGTAAGAAGCAGTCCCTGAAGAAATTCGAGATTGAACTGGGTATTCACCATCAGGAACTTGGTCTTCCCTGGGATAAGCCTGTACCGGAGGAGCTTTGGACAAAGGTTGCTGAGTATTGTGACAACGATGTCATTGCAACAGAAGCAACCTTTAATGCTCGTAAAGCAGACTTCACGGCTCGTCAGATTCTGGCGGATGTTGCGGGGATGTCAGTTAATGATACGACGAACTCGCTGACCACCAAAATTATATTTGGCAACAACCGCAAGCCTCAGGATCAGTTCAATTACCGTTTCATGGGTGACGAGAGTCAGATCTTCGATCCTAATGCGGATCTTCCGTTTACAATGGGGCTTGAAGACTACGACGAATTCACACAGTTCGATAAAAACCATCGTCCCATCTTTCCTGGCTACACATTCGAGGGCGGCAAGTCTGTCTACAGAGGTGAAGAAGTCGGTGAGGGCGGCTATGTATATTCTGAACCCGGTATGTACAGTAACATTGCTCTGTTGGATATTGCCTCTATGCATCCGAGCAGTATTGTAGCAGAAGAACTCTTCGGACCTGAATACACGAAACGGTTCAATGAAATTCTCCAGGCTCGTATTGCTATCAAGCATAAGGATTTTGACAAAGCAAAGAAGATGCTGGGTGGTGCATTGGCTAAGTACCTGACTGACGAGAATGCTGCGGCTGACTTGGCACAGGCTCTGAAAATTGCAATTAACTCCGTGTACGGTCTGACCTCAGCCGGATTTGAAAACCCGTTCCGGGATAACCGTAACAAGGATAACATCGTTGCGAAGCGTGGAGCTCTGTTTATGGTCAATCTCAAGCACGCTGTTCAGAGTCAGGGCTTTACTGTGGCACACATCAAAACCGACTCCATCAAGATTCCAGACGCAACGCCTGAGATCATCAAGTTTGTGACTGAGTACGGCAAACTGTATGGGTACAACTTTGAGCACGAAGCAACCTATGATCGTATGTGTCTGGTGAACGATGCAGTTTATATTGCTCGATATGCTACGGTTGAGAAGTGCTGCGACCTGTATGGGAAAAAGTACATCGACTCCGCAAAAGATATTTGCAAGGAGAACAAGAAGCATCCGTATGCGTGGTCAGCAACCGGTACACAGTTCCAGATTCCTTATGTTTTCAAGACGCTCTTCAGCAAGGAGAACATCGAGTTCGAGGATATGTGCGAGACGAAATCTGTAACTTCCTCGCTCTATCTTGACATGAACGAGGCTCTGCCGGATGTAAGTGCCCTTGAAGCGGAAAGAGATAAACTGTGGAAACAGATTACCGATTCTAAACGCATGACTAAGCCGATGTCCACTGAATGTGAGCGTGTCGAAGAATTAACGGACGAAATTGCCAAGGGTCATAACTACCACTTTATCGGAAAAGTTGGTCAGTTCTGCCCGATTAAGCCTGGCTGCGGAGGCGGCATCCTGCTTCGTGAAACAGAAAACAAGAAGACTGGTGAAAAAGGTTATGCTGCGGCGACCGGTTCCAAAGGTTTCCGTTGGCTTGAATCCGAGATGGTCAAGCAGTTGGACAAGCAGAGCGACATTGACCGTGGTTATTATAACAACATGGTAGACGAAGCAGTCAAGTCTCTGTCTGTTTATGGTGACTTCGAACGCTTTGCGGCGGACGAACCGTATGTTTCGGATAACACACCACCGTGGTTCGGAGCTGGCGAGCCTCATGAGGACGATACTACGCCGTTTGATGTGAGGTAATGCTTATGATTTTAATTCTGTTAATTGCTGTGTTCATTTATATTTTGTGCACGGCTGATTCTACCGAGTCCTGTATTCCCAATGAGGAGTGCAGGACTTGTCCATTTCCATGCGATAAACGCAAAAATTGAAAGGAGAAACTAATTATGGCTTATAAAGCAGTAGACAACATCATCATCGAGAATGCTCGAATTATCTTCCGCAACTTTAAGGGTGAGGAGTCCAAGTACAATCGTGCTGGCTCCCGCAATTTCTGCGTGGTCATTGAAGATCCCGATATGGCGCAGAAGCTTATTGAGGATGGCTGGAATGTTCGTGTTTTGGCTCCTCGTGATGAGGACGAGGCTCCTCGCCATTATATTCAGGTGGCGGTCAGCTTCGACAACATCCCCCCGAAGGTTATTATGATTACTCGTCGAGCTAAGACTCAGCTGGATGAGGAGTCTATCGGAACTCTGGACTTCGCAGAGATCCGCAATGTCGACCTGACTATCCGTCCCTACAACTGGGAGGTCAATGGTAAGACTGGCGTCAAGGCATACCTTAAGACGATGTATGTCACCATTGAAGAAGACGAATTCGCTGAAAAGTATGCCGAAACGGAGGGTCCTGAGGAGATGCCCTTCTAAAGGTGAATAGGTGCCAGCTTAGTACATGTCTGGTTAAATGTCCAGTAAGGTCTCGATTAGGTGTGCACGCCTATGACGGTAAGAGGAAACAGCCTTATTCTCTTTAATAACCGAAAGGAGGTAAAGCCATGTTGTGGCAGAAAAAGAAGAAACGCAAAAAGGCTACTAAATCTAAAGCAGTTACTCAGACTGCTCCTCATCAGCCGGTGGAAGAGCTTCCGCAAACGACTGAGCCTGAGAAAGAAGAAACGCCAAAGCAAAAAAAGCCCGCTGGTAAAAAATGCAAAAAGGTTTTGTCTCCGGAAAAAGCTTTCTTAGATGCATTCGGACGATTGACTAACCGACATCGGGCTTGGGATGTTTGGCGTGACTTTATTATTATGTTCGCTTGTTCGCTATCTAATCCTCTCGATAAGGAGCACCGGGATAAGCGAGAAGCGTTATATTTGGAAATCATCAAAAAGTACAATAAGCAGGAACAAGAGGTGTTTCCTGAACTGGCTGCTCAGACTGTCTTGGCTTTGGAAGAAAATCCGGAGCAGGACTTTCTGGGCAGCATTTTCATGTCCCTTAAGCTCGGTGACGAGCATAACGGTCAGATCTTTACACCGTATCATGTCTGTGAACTAATGGCTGAAATGACGATGGACGATGTTGTAAAAAAGGTAGAACAGGACGGTTATATTTCAATCAATGACCCTTGCTGTGGTGCAGGGGCGACATTGATTGCGGCAATTCACGCTGCAAGGAAGCAGTTGGAAAAAGCAAATCTGAACCATCAAAATCATCTTCTCGTCGTTGCACAGGACATCGATGAAACGGTGGCGCTGATGTGTTATATTCAGCTTTCGCTTTTGGGGGTAGCGGGATATGTAAAGGTCGGAAATTCTCTGACAGAGCCGATGACAGATAACGACGACAAAGAGAATTACTGGTTCACTCCAATGTATTTTTCTAATGTCTGGGTGCTGCGTCGAATCTTCGGAGGGCGCTGATGGCAGGCATATCACTTCGAGACTATCAAACAGATGCTGTTGAGAGAATGAAAAACGGCTGCATTCTCTGTGGCGGTGTTGGTAGTGGCAAATCCAGAACAGCTTTAGCCTATTACTACAAACAGAATGGTGGTAAGCTCGGCACAAAAAGTTATATTCGGATGCCGGGTACGCCAAAAGACCTGTACATCATCACCACGGCGAGAAAAAGAGATACTTTGGAATGGGAGGGTGAGCTTTCGCCCTTCCTTCTCTCTGTTCACGCGGAAGTCAATACCTATAAAAATAAAGTCGTCGTTGATTCCTGGAACAACATCGGGAAATATGCAACGGTTACGGATGCGTTTTTTATATTTGACGAGCAGCGTGTTGTTGGTTCAGGAGCATGGGTTAAGGCATTCCTGAAAATTGCCAAGTTTAACGAATGGATTCTACTATCTGCCACCCCAGGAGACACATGGGAGGATTATATTCCTGTTTTTGTTGCAAACGGCTTTTACAAGAACCGAACTGCCTTCAAGGAAGAACACATGGTCATGACCTGGGTGAATGGAAAGTATCCAAAAGTAGACAGATATTTAGGAGTCGGACGACTCATCCGGCTTCGTAATCGCATTCTTGTGGATATGGATTTCAAGCGGGAAACCTGTTCACACCATGAGGATGTTTATGTCAATTATGATGTTGCGAAGTATAAAGAGGCAAGCCGTCTTCGCTGGAATCCATATAAAAACGAGCCGATTGTCAATGCTGGGGAGCTCTGCTATGTATGGCGACGCATCGTAAACGAGGATGAGTCCAGACAAATCGCTCTAATGGAACTGTTTGAGAAGCATCCCAAAATGATCGTCTTCTACAATTTCGACTATGAACTTGATATTCTGAAAAATCTCTACTATGGAGAAAATGTTGAGATTGCAGAATGGAACGGTCACAAGCATCAACCGATTCCAACTTGCGACAGCTGGGTGTATCTGGTTCAGTATACTGCTGGAGCCGAAGGATGGAACTGCATTAGTACGGATACCATTGTGTTTTACTCGCAGAACTACTCCTACAAAATTATGAAGCAATCAGCAGGACGAACTGACCGCTTAAATACACCGTTCAAAGATTTGTATTACTACCATCTGAAGTCCCGTTCCGGCATTGATTTGGCTATCAGTAGAGCATTGAGCGAGAAACGGAATTTCAACGAAACCAAGTATGTCGGCAGCTATAAACCCAAAGCTGCCTGAGAAAGAAGGTGACGAACGATGGCGTTGGCAAGACTGACGAAGCAATGCCGTGAATGCCCTTTTGTCGAGACCTGTGAGCACAAGGAAATGGAAGCATTGGGATATTTACCAGAACCGATTATGGCAGATGCCAAAGCCCCGGTTACTGCTGATATAGCAGCTCCCATTTTGAGAGAAACTGTAAGCCGTGTAGTAGACGGCAAAGTTGTAACAATGTATAAGGACGAGTTGGAGAAGATCCTTTATAAAGATTTATATTCTCATCTCGGACTTCAGATTGGAGGATAATATATGCCTGAATACGAAAAAGATACATTATATCGTCCCGAAACGAAGAAGAGTGGTAGCCTTGCTTATAAAATCGGGCAGGCTATCGCTATTCTGATGTCTTTGTGTGCCAGTGCGATTATCGTAGCGGCGACGATCAAGCTTATTATGTGGATTTTGTAAGGAGTTTTTGCAGATGAATGAAGAAAAGGAAGTCTATTTTGACCAGTATTGCAAATCGTGCAAGCACCACGGTCTTGAAGAGTCCAAAGACCCGTGCAATGACTGTCTCACAGAACCCAGCAATACAAATTCCCACAAACCAATGAACTATGAAAGCAAAAACAAT